GGATAACGTTTTTATTGTTAATGGCCAATCCGATGAACGTTATGGCCATGCTTTCGCTGCTTGTATGGTTGAAGGTGAAATGATAGTTGAGGATGATCTTTCCCAACAAGATGCTTCATTCACGGCTGTTTGGATAGAGCGCGAATTAGATGACCTTAGGAATTGTGGATTTGGAAGTTTCCTTGTTAACCTTTATGCCGTTTTTAGAAGGAATTGGATTTTGTGGGCACCTCACATTTGTGCTCTTTCCGGTTTTGATAAACAGCATTCTGGTCAAAATATGACCTTGATTGGGAACACCGCTATGGGTCTTGCAGCGAGAGGCTATTATCTCCTTTGGGATAAATTACATCTAGCTGCTGCTGTTGGTGATGACTTTTCTGCAACTGGTTTGAACATCCGAAAGGATGTAAATAAAGCGAAATACCTGGAAGGTGAACTCGGCTTAAAAACCAAGTTTAAGGTTGCACCAGTTCTTTCGTTCACTTCGCAGTTCTGGACTAGAAAAGGACCTCTTCCTGATGTCTTAAAGTATGGCGGCAAAGCCCTTTCGAAAGTTCTTCCTGACGAAGAATCTTTCTTAGAGTACCAGTTGGGTGTCCGCCAGTGGTTGACGTTAATCAAAAACTGGGAATATGAGCATGAAACTATTGCTTGCGCTCACATCTATTATGGCGTTAGTAAAAACGACGCCATTCGTTGTTTGGAATTTCTCAAGAAATTTAGTAGTATCTCTTTCGATGTTTTTCGAAAGTTCGCTCGTCCGCGAACTCTCTGGATTGTTAACTTAAGTAGTAAGATTGACGATGGTTTTCAGTTAGAAAAACCTAAAGATACACTTTTTGAGGATTTCAAAACTTTTAATGAATCAAATAGCACGAGAACAGATGATTACGAAGAAGGTGGAAGAAGCAGTGAAAATTTGTGGGACTCGATACTCAATCCTGATTCAGGATTTTTACCGAGAGGCACTTTTCAGCGTGATGGATCTCCCCTTCGAATCGATTGTTTGGAAGACGCTCTTCGAAGCGCAACTTCTCAGAACTCATTTTCTGGCTTTGGGATGCTTCATGCTCCGGAAGCCGGATGCAGTGATAGCGGATTTTCTGCGCTGCAGTATAATGACTGGGGACAAATGTAATTCCCTTCCCTGTATGGAGAAGATGATTGCCACCTATCAGCATAAAATGTCACACGATAACGAATTGTCGTCTTTTGACCTTGCTGAAATGGGCAAATCTCTCCCTTAAGACCCTTTAAAGGGCACCTTACAAGTGAAGTTTCTATACTTCTTCTTCACTTTTGGTTGCGAAGTAATTTTCTTTTCTTTTTTCCTGATTTGACCATAGGTTTTTAAGAATTCGTCTTTTGTCTTTTTTTGTCTTTGTTTTCTGGGGGATTCCTCCATGTTGAAACAGTTTGAACGGCCCTGATACAACCGTCACGACTGTATAAATAAACTTATTTATCA